TCAGCATGGTAGTCTTGTAGTGTAGGCTTAAAGAATGGGAAGTCTGCGACATTCCAAGATTCTCTTAATGTTTTACCTACATTAATTGCCAATGAGTCGTAGTCAGTTGATTTACCATCAGCAACAACAGTCAATACCTTTGATAAGGTGTCAATTGCTTTCTTGTCGTTTAAACCACCCTCTACTAATTGATTTAAATAGTTTTGTCTTCGTTTACCGAATAAAAATTCTAAGTCTACAATCTTACGATAGTCTTCTCTTCTGTTTCTTAAGAACTCATCAATCAACCTTTCACTAGGTGCTTTGTCTTTAAAGAACAACTTAGCTCCAGGAATATTGTCTAACAAAAACTTAACTACTTTATCCTTGAACACATCAACGCCAATTCTAGGCGCACCTCTAAACCAAGTATACAAAGGTGTCCTACCTGTATAGTACAATGATCTAGCAAGGGGTCTACCCTCAGTAGCAGCCCAGTTACGGACATATCGTTGATTATCTATGTTGTTTTGAATAACTTCATCAAATGTGTAGTATTTTCCAAAGATCTGAACCTTAGCTGGCTTTCCAGCAACCCCATAGGAGTCAAACTGCTGAGACCTAGCCCTTGATCTACGATCTAGAATACGGCTTGTGTTAACTACAGAATACTGCATTTCACCACGGGCAACATTCATAAAGTTAACCCATGGTTGCCTATCATTGTTGTATCGTTCAAACACAACACGTAGATTCTCTGCGATAGCAGTCTGTTGATTTACAGATACTGAATCATCTAAGCTTTCAACGAATTGTTGAATCCATGCTTTTTGTTCTTGATTAAGAGCCTTAGAGTTTTTAATAAAGTCTATACGTTCTTGTAATACACCAAAGTCTGGGTCATAGAGTAACGTAGAACTTTGTTCACCTGTAAAGGGATCAAAGCTATTGTTACGTTCATCAAACTCATTGTTTGCTCTAATTCGAACTGATCGTTTACCTGCTAAACTAGTACCACGGTAGTCTACTAAAGAAATAGTCTGAGCAGTATTCTCAGTGTCTGCAATATACATTGCCTTCAATTGTTTAGTAGCTTCTGTGTTTCTCATTAGTTCGTATGGCCTGGCCACATTAACTGCAAACAAATTAGACTCTGCCTCAGCTACAGCTGACTGTCTAGTTGGGAAGAAACTTGTTCTTGCGTTATCAAGCTTCCTTAATGCAGCAATGCTTAGTTGTTGACCCTTGGCAGTCGTAAATGCCTTTACATCTAGAATACCTTTTTGTAATAGCCCAGCACGTTCCTCACTACCTAAATGTTTAACTTGAACCATCATAGGCTGGCGTTTAAGCCAAGTACCATAGGTTTCTACTGGTGGTAAGCTACCATCAACAAGTTTTTCAGAAGTTTCTTTTAGCTTGTTAACCTTCACTCTTGTATCTTCTGCCTCAGCAGCCTTTAATAGTTCTTCCTTGTTCTTTAAAACAGGAACCATAGAGCTACGGCAATTCCAGTGAAGGGGTGGTCTAAACCTTAGATCATCGATCTTGTATACTTGACCATCATGGTGTGCACAGATTCTTGAAGTTCTATTGTCTAGTACAGCAGTAAATCTGTAACCCTTTAAAACCTCTTTATTACGATCCATTACTAAATTAAGCGCCTGTGCTTGTGTATTAGTAATAGCAGTCCTAACCAAAACCTTAGCCTGAACTTCAGTTAAGGTGGTTGTCTTAATTACATCTGCAATAATTTCTTTTACTGGCTTATTGTCTGCTAAACCAGATTTAATCTTTCCATCAATCCTAGCAAGTTCACTCGTACCAACAGTATCGAAGTGATCTCTTAAGCTTCTAGATGCTGTAATATTAGGTCCAATAAGCTTTGGAATAGCATCGCTACCCCTAGGCTTCTGAACTCTGAAGAATGAACCAGCACTCTTCTCTAAATTGTTAGCATGAAAGCTTACAGAGGCATCTGCATAATCACTAACTGAATTCTTAGCAATCATGTGCAACTCTTTTGTTGCTCGAGTTACCTCTGGCTTTACATCTGCCTTAATGTTCTTTGTTAAGAGTACTCTAAGGCGCTTTTGATGTCTACGAATACCCCTACTTACATTAGTAGAGGTTTCCGCTTCATATAGTCTTGTATCAGCTAAGTGCTGTACAATTCTGTCATAAATTTCCGTATTAATAGGAGTTGGCATATTTCCCCTTGATACCATACAATATATGCATCAAGGATGCCCGTATTATACAGTGTTGTCGTTGTCATCGTCCCTATTATTAGGGCGCATATTATCTGTGTCTGAGATAGAAGAATCTATGCTCATTGCCTTAGTGTCTACGAGAGGGTCACTCTGGATTTCCGCTACGCCATCCTCATCATTGTACTCAGCTGGGAGCACATCATTGAACTTAGCAATAGAAATAAATGTAGAACGTGGAATAATACCTTGCTGGTACCACTCTGTAACTAGTCTCATCCAGTCTGCACCTACTGGTGTAGGATTAAAGTCAGCACTTAATGTGAACTTAATATCTGTTGGAAGAACATCAATATTGTATTTCCACTTAAGCATTACTGTAATGATCTGTCTCATTGTCTCTGAGATACGAGTATTAAGCATACCTAGTTGAGCAGTCTGAGCAGCATTACGGATTTCTAGACTTACGCCTGACTCACCTGAAGAACCCTCTGGCGAGAGCATACGAATACCCATACGAGCCATCTCTTCAATAGTGGCTGCAATAGCCTTTTCCATATCCGCTAAAGCGCCTGTTGGAGTGTCCAATGCTCTAATGTCGTCTCCAGCACGGAGCTTAATCCATGAGCCAAGACCTGCCTCTACAATAGTTTCAAACTCTTCATCAGTCATATCTGACATGACTACTGGAGTGTATGTAGCTGCACCATAGAGCAAGTGATTACGTCGGCTAATTTTGTTGTACAAAGCAATCTCACGATCAATCAATGATTGTAGGATTGGTTCAACAGGGTCGATCTGACCATTCAATGGATAGGCTGGAATGAAGTTCATTCTCTCACCGTTCATCAAAGGTACTTCTGTACGAGTCTTTACCCATGCTGCATTAGCATTGTCTGTTTGATACTTGGATGTAACGTTACCATTAATAACGCTTACGGACTCGTTAGTGTCTCGTGTGTAAGTATCTACGACAAGCAGTCCTGACTCGTCTAAGTAGTAGTGAGTAACAGTATCTACATAGTCTGGGTGGAATTCATTTTTAGAATAGTCTTCCATGTAGTAACGGAAAAGTAAACTTGTTAATACTTGTTTGTTAGTATTACGGTCTTGACCTCTACGCCAGTTAATAATGTTCTCTGCTTGAATAAGCATCACATATGGAGACAAGGCCTTAGCCTCTTCCATAGTGAGAGCGTCTGGATTAGCTACTGTAGGGTAGTCTACTAAGCACCAAGCTCTAGAGGACTGTAGCTCTTCCCAAATAGCCGCATCCAAGAAGCCATGTAGTGAAGTGCCATCAGCACCAAAAGAAGTACGAATCCAGTCTTCAGTTCCTTCAGGAAATACATTCTCTGGGAGTTCCATCGATGCTTGCTTACGTAATAAGCCGCCTACAAGAACTTTAGCATACTGTGCTGTTAGTCCAGGAAGCTCACCCTCAGCACGATAGAAGTTGTACTGTTGCGAACTCATTGTGGGAGAGAAAGGTAATAATAAGTTATTGTACGTTACAGTATCAATTGAGTCATCATATGCTCTTGCATGAGTCTGTCCATTAAGAACAGCTCTAGCCCTCTCCCAGAGAGGCCGCATAGACTCATATGCTGCGTTAGGATCCCCAAGGCTCTTCGTCTTAGCCTTTGATGGGGTCGTTGTTAGGTTTGCCATTTAAAGTTTCTCCTCCATAAGCATCCTAACAATCTTCGCAACGATGTCTGAGCGAACAATATCGTCTACACCAAACTCGATGATAGGAATGTCAATGTTATGTTTCTTGCATAGTTGGACAAATTTTAGAATGTCCTTACCACTGTTAATATCACTCTGGGCAGGATCGCCACAGAGGACCATTTTAGAGTTCTCACCAAGGCGTGTTGTAATTGCCTTTAACTCTTCAAATGTTAAATTCTGACACTCGTCTACAATGACAAGTGAGTTTTCATAAGATCGACCACGAATAGTTTCTAGTGGTTGGATCTCGATTGAACCTTTGTTTACTAAGTATTGATAGAAGCCTAACCCGAAAGACTTCTCTAAAACACTAGTAATAGGCATTAACCAAGGAGCCATCTTATCAGCGATGGTCCCTGGAAAATGTCCTAAAGATTTTCCCGTAGCTACGTTAGCTCTACTTAAAATTATTTTGTCATATTTGCCTGTTAAAAACAAGGATGCTACCATAGATGAGGAGCAATAAGTTTTACCTGTACCAGCGCAGCCAATAGTGACAGTGATAGGGTAATGACGAATTGCAGTAAGGAGATTGTCCTGTTTGTCATTCTTAGGTTGAACGTGGAATGGCCTTGGAGCCTTAATAACTTTAACATTAGATTGGTAATCCTCAATATGTGATACTTGAGCTTGTTTCTTTGGAACTCTACGGGTTTTTTGCATTAGCTAAATCCTTACTTCTTTGGTACCGCAGTACCTTCTAGCTTTTTATGGGTTTTAATTTCTTTACAGACTTCCTTAGTCTTTCCAGTTTTAGGGTCTTTAGACTCCTTACAGACTTTCTTTGTTGTTGGTTCAGCTGAATGTACAGCAGGTACAACAAACAAAAGAGCAAAAATTAATGCTAATTGTTTCATTTTAATCCTTTAAATAGGAGGATGTTCTGCGGGAGGCGGAGCTAGCTTACCACCATAACCTGTAGTTACCTGCGGTTGTGGAGGTGCTGGAGGTGGCGAAGCTTGTTGCATAGGTGCACTTTGAGAGGTAGCCATAGGCTGACTTGGAGGTGGTGTTGATGCCACTCCTGCCATCTTCTCTTGGCCCCTT